ATCTTATCGTTGTCTAAAAGGGAGTTGACCCCCCGCACGAGCTGTTGGAGCGCCAGGGCAACATTCAACGCCTCGGTATTGCTCATGGTCTCGAACTCGGGGGACAGCAAGGCGGCCACGGCGGGGTCTTCCCCCTTCCCGTCCAGCCGAACCTGGGAACTCAAAACTTCTTGCTCACGAACCAGATCCCGTTCAGACATGTTTTCTCCAGAAGAGGGAGGGCCTCCCCTTGCCCTCCCTCTGAGGTAGTTTACTGTCCAGGCAACAGCCTGCGGTCGTCGGCGAACGGGACGTAGCGCAGGTAGATGTCTGCGGTTCCCGCCGTCGGGGTTCCTGTCCCTACGATGTCGATGGTGTCGTCTGCGGTGTACACATGCCCGCCCGCCCCCGGCTGGCTGTCATCCTGTTTCGAGGATTTGAAGCCGACCGTGTTCGGACCAGCAATTGTGTTGTCCATGAAGCGATCAGTATCGCTGCCATCACCCAACGTAAAGGTCTGGGAGCCTCCCCACGCCCCCACGATGTCCAGGATGAGTTCCAGGATCAGCGTGTTCTGGGGGACGTTGAAAAGCTGGATCGTACCATTCCCAGTGAAACTGTCATGGGTAATCCTTGCGGCCTTCACGATGAGGTCATGGCTCAGGAGGGCGTCCGAGTCGTGTCCCTGGTGCTTGGGAGGAAACTTTAGCTCTACAGGATTAGTAAGAGGCATGGCTTCCTCCTAGCTGTCACTGAAGGAGTTTGTATGCTCCAGATCAACGACAAAGGCACTGTTGAGAACGTCGGTATCGACCGAGGCTTTCCAGCCGATAGTCGAACGTTGGTTCAGGGGGTCAGCAGCGCCGGCGGAACCGAGCTGCTTTACGATGATGTCCACCGGGGACACAGCCGTACCAGGAGTGCCGGTCATGGTCCGCCCTTCCGGGCCTGCCATATCGACTTCCTGCGGGGTTGTGTTGCCGATGCCCGTCACGCCGTAGGCTTCCCGTCCGATGAAGACTGCCGAGTAAACGTCGGTCGCACCGACGCCTCCATCGGCATACTCCCGGGCGTTGGACGACATATAGATGTCGCACATGAGCAGGGTGCCCATGAAGCCCGAGCGCAGCGGATTCGAGTCTCCCGCCGGGTCAGCTTTCTCGAAGAGGCTGACGAAGGTTGGGTCGGACATGAGGGTAACGTAGGTGTGAGGGTGCAGAAGCAACTTGTAGCGTCCGTCTGCGAACTCCCGGGCGTTGCCTGCCCACAGGGTGCCCAGAACAACCAGGATGTCATCGAAAGCGATGTTGTCCTGAGAAGCGTCCAGGGTCGTGCGGGCGGAGTTGCCAACGCCGGAGTACAGCTTGGTCGCCCCGTCGGTTAGAGTGTTGCGGACCAGAGTATCGACGGAAAGGCCGGCCTGTTCACCCAGGATGCCGGAAACTTCTAGCACCAAGGGGTCCATGGTCGTCATTTCCAGCTCATCCGACATGCCAATCCAGGCCCCATAGAAGAGCGGAGTAGCAGTTACGAGGGTCAGCGTGGGGGCCGACTGTTCGGTAGGGGTTTGGCCCTCCGTCAGCGCAGACGAAATTGCAGCTAGGCCACTGTAGCGCCGCCATTCCAAAGAACCGAACTGGGAGATGGAAGCCTTCTCGCCGAAGCGGCTGTGGATCAGGCGGGGAATCGCCCTCACCAGCAAACGCCGCTCGTAACGGGTTTTGATGGAGTCACTCAGAGCGGTCTGAGTAAGATTAGGAGAAGTAGGCATTTGATAGCCTCCCTATTTGTCTCCCCCGTCCTCCTCTAACTATTCGTCAAAGGGCTGGCCGGGGATAAGTTTGGGGTCAAGATACCCCTTCTCGACCATCTTGTAGATTTCCTCCTCAGAATCTTTGCCGGTCATTTCTCTGAGTTCTTTCCACGATGGTCCAGTCGAGGGCTGCCCCGAAATTCCAGACACCACAGGGGGAGGGGTTGCCGCCGGTTTCTTCAGCATTGCCTCTGCCGCAGGAGTTCCAACCTTTTCTATAAGAGCGGACCATCCCGCCCCAAAAAATTGGTTGAAGGGGGCATTGATGTCCAATTGGCTGACATCAACTCCTACCTTCTGAAACTCCTGCGCCCAGGCCAGCTTCGCTGTGTACTCGGCTTGCCTGGCGCGGTCCTGCGCCGTTTGGTTTTGGAGGTTTGCGTAGTTCCGCCTGAGTTCTTCATTCTCAAACTTGATACGCTCGACTTCATCCATGTCGGCGGTCAGGGCCGCTTTGAGTTGGGCATCCATATCGGCAATGCGCTGCTCATAAGCCTGAGCCCGCACATGCTCTCCCTGTTGTAGCGAGGAGCGCATCCGGTCCATGTCCTTTCGATACTTCTCGGCAACTTCTTGAGCTTGCTTGAGCTGCGCCTGAAGTTCTTCTGGAGTTTGAACCTTCGTTACTCCCCCATCTCCTTTTGGCTCGGTTGCGGGCGTCCCTTGTGGAACTCCGCCGGCGGCGGGCGTCTCTGGTAAAACCCCGGGCCCCGGCTCGGTGGAAACTGGTAGCTTTGTCATTTCCGCTCCTTATATGAGAACAGTCCGGCGGGGATCCGCCGCCTGTCCGTTGTTCCGTTACTCTATCATACTAAATGGATTGTGTCAATCCAGGTTCGTCGTGTAACAGTCGGTCAATATACTCACGCCACTCAGGATGTCTCCCCCGCAGCTTCAGAATCAGCTGCTTGAGGGAAATCGGGTAGGGCTGCCCCTGTTTGTGTGCATTGTCGATGACCTCTAGGGCCGTATCCCCCACGGCGGCCTTCAGGTCTGCGGGCCATCGGGGTAGTTCGGAGTATCCACCCCGCCCCAATCCCTTGGTCAGCAAATCGGTAATATCCCCGCCCCGGCGCCCAAGGGGTAAGAAAGCCTTACTTTCTACGTGTACGGGTTGGGTCCCCCCGAGCGAGCCAAGGTAGCGGCGGGCGGCTTTCCCGCTCCGGCTTGGCCCCTTGCGCCTGACTTTGGACTTCGTGTAAACCTTCTGGGCCTGCTGCTTGGTCGTCCCCCCGGCCTCGAAGTCGGGGTTGTAATATCTGGCCCAGAGCGGGTTGGCGGCGGAGTAAGTATCTTTGAAATCAAAGTAGGCTTGCAGCTTCTCCCAATCCTCGGTATTGCTCTTCTTCCACTCGTTCCGCTCGGAGGCATTCATCTCCCCATACACCAGCCCGAGCAGCCAATAGATATTCTCTCCGAATTTCTGGGTTATCTGCTCTTTGTATTTGCTGTTCAATTCCTCGGCAACCGCCCGCTCTCGCAGCTCGGCATCAGTCGGTTCCTTGATTTTGTTCAGTCGGCGCATCTCATTGACCGCCAGCATGAAACTCTCGTAGAAGGCTTGGGCATCTTCAGGGTCCCCATAGGCTTCCAGGTTTCCATCCGACATGAACCAGAAGTCGATTTGTGACCGCTCCCCTCCCGAGCGGATAAACAGGTCGATAAGTTCGTCGTAGGTCTCCGACCCCAGCGGCCCTGCCAGGTTCATCCCCGCCCAGATGTCATCCTCCATCTTGTCCCACTCCGACTTGGTTTCCTCGATGCGGGATTCTACTGTCTCGACATCCCTGCCATTGTAGGCCCGCCAGATGTCTGATTTGGTAAACTGCCCAGGCGGATAGTTCTGCTCGATCCAGCCCCAGAGCTGCTCGAAGGTCGGCGGGCTTTCCCACTGCTTGTAAAATTCCCTCTCGGCCAGTTCCCTTGCCGCCCCGGTCTTGCCCCGGATGGCATCCCAATACTGCGAGTAGTAGATGTCGTCCCAGGCGTTGTCGATAGCATCGAAGGGGCGGTCCTTGCTCAGTTGCCAGGCCGCATAGTTCTCTGCCGTTGTATTGGCGATCATGTCCTGCAAATTCTTTTCGGTAAATTTCTGGGTAAACCAGCCCTTTGCGCCGGCAACCCGCACGAAAGCCGCCCCCATGCTCTGTGCCATCGCCGGAAGCTCTGCTTGCCAGATGGCGACCCGCTGCTGCCAGTCACCATATTCTTCGCCCTCCTCGACCCTCCACTTCGGCTTGGTCGCCTTCACCATGTACCACCACATTTCCTGATAGTGTTCGACGACGAGTTCGCTCGGCTTCAGTCCTTCCACCCAGGGGCGGTTGGCGGCTTTGTACATATCGGTGTCTTCGAGTTCTAGGCGCCCCTCAAAATATCTCTCGTAGCAGCCGCCTTTCGCCCCTCCCGCCGCTCCAATGGGCAGTTTCCCAAGGCATCCATCCAATTGCTCCCCCAGCTGCCTCACCGAGTCGTAGTAGGCAGTTGTCATCGAGTCTTCCATGATGCGTTGAGCAATCAGGTCCCGGCGGTCTGGGCCATAGAGTTGCTCTCCCGTTGTCGGAGAAATTACCCACTGTGTTGCTTGATAGAGATTGTTGACGTATCCCTCGGGGGTGTTGTAGCGGTTTTCGATGTAGTAGGTATAGCGGTTGGAGGCATCATCGTCCATCCCGAACATGGCAGCGAGGAGCTGGTTCTCGACGGCATCCTTCATTTGGTTGATTTCGTTGCGAATTTGTATGAGTTCGGCATCGGCGTCCGTCCATACCCGCCCGTAAAATCCGGTAAAGAATCCTACGGTGCGGAGGTAATAATCCGACTTTTCTACCCGGTCCCTCGCTGCCAACCAGAGCTTGTTGTTCTCTCGGGCCTGCATGTCCCAACTTTTCAAGGAATTTTCAGCGGTGCAGGCTTGGCCCCCCAGCGCCCGGCAGTATTCCTGGGCAATTTCATATTTCTCTTCGTCGGTCAGTCCGGGGGCCGAAATCCGCTCGGTAAGTTCACGGAACAACTCCCGCTCAACAATCATGTCCTTCCATGCCACATCCGGCCACATCCAGTCGGCAACCGCAGTCCCAAAGGTAGACCCTCTCAGCCAATCGACAATGCGGCGCTGCCAGTTTGGGGGGACAAGTTGCGCCATAGGGAACACTGACCACTTCGGATTTTCGGCCTGATTCAAAACCCCCGTCCCATAAAGCAGGGCGGCAGTCCAGGGAGCAATCGACAGCCCCCGCTCCGAACCAAAATCATATAGCCACTTCACTGTCTTTCCCAACGGTCCCATTTGCTCTTCATCCTGGTCCTCATAGGGCTGGTACAGCCTCGGGAAAACAAAGCGCAGGGAGAACGGGGCGGAGAGATTTACCCAGATGTCTGTCCCCGGGATGCGTATTTTTCCTTTCAATGATGGAAGCGTCTCGCCCCGGGAGTTGATGGCCCCCTCCGACCAGGCAATCCGGTCTGTATATCGCAGGTACTTGGTATAGAAGGCGGCAATCTCTGGATGCAAAGCCATCGTTTCAATCCAGAAGGGAATGGAGTTCTTGTAGAATTTCCAAAAGGGGAAGAAGTTCCTCATCCCCTCGTCGAAGGCGCTGAAGTCGGTGTAGTCGATCATGGTGCGATTGGTAAACGGCGCCGCCCCCTCGAAGCTCATCGTCGGCATCAATTGGCTAACGCCTCCATTGCGGGCAACGTCGATGATTTCCTGCTTCCAAACCGCCCCGTCCCGCACGAGCCGTCGCAGGTCAGCTATCTCGTCGGCGGTGTACTTGGTGGCATCATAGAAGGCTCCACTCTCAAGCGCCTGCTTGGTTGCATTGCGGAAGATGTCGAGCCCCTGCTCGATTTTCCTGAAGTGGGTTCCAAGATATTCCTGGGCTAAAAGCCTTGTGGCGGCGCTTTCCGGCATCTCCCATACCGGGACCGGCGGGGGGACCATTCCCATCGCCTCGGGGTATAGGAAGGAAGCTGTAGCAGCCATCGTCTGCTCCGCCTGCGCCAGCCTCCATTCCAGGAACCTGACCATCTCCGAGTCCTTACCGAATTTCTTCGTCGCCCGGGGGATTTCTTTTCGCAGGTAGGAAGCAAAGTTTTCGTAGCTCCCCGCCGGCTCTCCATACAGAAAATCCAGTTCGTTATTTTTCGCCCACGCCTTCCAGAAGGCATCCATATCCTGCTTCGCCATCGTGGAGAGATTATCCAATTTTTGCTGGGAAGTCAAAGTAAGGATTTCTTCTCCCCCCTCAAGAATCTTTACGTTGTCCAAGTTCTTGATGATAAATTCCTGCTCATCCACAAAGCGGTGGAAGGCGGCATGGGAGTCATAAGAAACAAAGATGTTCTCGATGGGAACTTCAACCCTGACCAGTTTTGGATTGTTTAGTTGGTTTGCTGCCTTACCCATAAACTTCTCCGCCACTCTTTTGCTGGTGGTAAAAGAGTCCCAATCGCGTAGCGGACGCCCCTCTGCCACTGCTCGGTAGAGTTCTATAGTCTTCGGGTAGCCTGTGACACTATCCCCATACTTGTTCATCAACACCCACCACGTCTGCTGCTGTATCGTCTTCGCTTCTTTTGAATACCGCTCGGCCAATGCAGGAAGGTATCCTTTCCAGCTGTCGTCAAAATCAATCCATGACCACAACGCCACCGCCATAGGGTCGTCCAAGTTGTCGAATAGGGTCGCTACCTCGTCGAAAGTTGCATATCCTTTCTCAGAAATCCGACGAAGAATGTTTGGTAAAAGGTCATCGTCTCCCTTGAATATGAATCGAAGCTCTGGCTTGTTGATGCTGAGATCATCCCACTGTTTATTGAGTTCAACTTCCCAAGACAAAGGTTCGTAATCTCCAAATTTCTTCGTCAGCGCCTCAGAGGTTGGTAGCTTTCCGCCAAAGTAGGCCGCCTCCGGTGACATCCCGGCGGCGATTTCTTCGGCATACTTCTGTATATCTTCGACTCGCCGCACGAGGACAGCATTTTCCAGATCGTCAATCAGGGTGATGCCTACGTTCTTGTAGGGTTCGAGCAACCATCCCCGGGCTTTCCAACTCGTCTTGGTCACTTTCCCCCAGGGGGCCTCAATAGTAATCTTCCATCCCACCTTGGTTTGGGCCTGCTCGTAAGTAATTCCCATCTCAGCCAGATACTCTTTGACCGTCATTGGCTTGGGCAGGCTCTCGAAGTCCCCCGTCCGAGCGGCATCAAGAAGCGAATTGAAGATGGAGATCTCCTTGGTCTTGATGGAGTCTACGAAATCAAAATAGTTATCCCAGGCCAACCGCCATTCTTGAGAGCCGGACTTGTATTGTTCTGGATTCACATAACGATAAACCAAGTCTTGAACAAAGCGATAGTTCTCGTCGATGTTCTTGCTGTAATCCCCCAGGTATTGTTGGACGGCAAGAGCCCTCGGGAACTCCCACCCCTCCGGCACTTTGGGGGTCAACCCAAAAGCAAAGTCATCCAGAGTCTTGGATGCCTGGCTACGGAGTTCGACGTTTGCCCGCTGCTCAGGAGTCCTCCCATCCATGATGCCTTGGTTGATATATTCATCAACGGCCCCCTCGATATTTTCAGGAATGCCCCCTCGGGGCAGTTCGTCCAGTTGCCGGGCAATGTCGGCATCTGTCCTCGGCGGAGGAGGAATTACGCTCTCCGGGAAGGGTTCGTCCATGTTGACCTTCCCTGTGAAATCGTTGCTCAGTTCCCCCAGCCGCCCCCGGGAGTTGGCGATTTCCTCATACCGCTTGCGGAAACTGTCCAAGATGTCATCGAAAAGATTGTCGATGTCCTCCAAAGTAAGGCTTTCTTTGCGGGCGGCTTTGGCGCTCACCAGTTCCCGCATCTCTTTATTGATGGCCCCAAGGATCTGCTGCTGGTCCTGAGCGGTGTGTCCGATGGGGGTATCCAACAATTCTTCCGGGATGGTCAATGCCCAGCCGGGCTTCTGTCCGACGCCCCCCGCCCACGAATCCACAAGAGCCATGAACTTGTCCGGGTTGTTCCCACTTTCTATCCACATCTGCTTGTAAAGAGGCTGCAACTTCTCCGGCACTTGCGCCAGCATCCGGTCGAGAGCGATGGGGTCGAGGGTGTTGGTAATCTCGTAGGCTTTCTTGGCAAACAGGCGTATCCGCAGAGAAAACTCGATGCTGTCATTCAGTGCTGTCGTCACCTGTGTCCATTTGGTATAAGCAACCCCCGGCAGCCAATCCTGCCCGAACAGCTTCCCGATCCTCTGGATGGTTCCGGCAACCGGGGCGGTAAGCCAGTTGTAGACTTTGGGCCCCTCTCCCCGAGCGATCTGTTCCGCAATTTCCGACCATTTCTCGTCCCCTAATCCCAATCGGATACCTAGGAAGTTCGGGTCAATGCCGAAGCCATTATCAATAAGTCCGGCGGTCGTTGTCGCCAAATCATCAAGAAGGCTCCCACCCATAATAACGAAGCGGGCAGCCGAGTCAATATAGTTGAACATGACCCAGCCGGGGCGGGTCGTCAGCACCGCACTTACCCAGGCTCGAAAAATAAGGTCAGTAAGGTAGGTCGTTGCATTGATGGCCCCCCGAGTCCAAGGAACCTTCGCCCCCAATTCCCCAAGGATTTGTCCCTTCAGCAACTTGCTCCCCGTCCACGCTCGGTTTGCTTCCCAGTACGCCTCACGGAAGGACTGTCCAAACCCCCTCGCCAGCAACTTTGGGTCGGATACCTGGCTGGAAGCAATCTTCCTGGCTTGTTTCTTTATCTCGGGATCAAGCAGAGCGACAATATCTTCCAGCTTGGCTTTCTTCCCCGCCTTGGCCGCCGCCTCCGCCATTGCGTCAGCGAACACTTTGGCGGTGTTACCCATGCCCCTTAGCCCACGAGCGCGATAGGCATTTTCGTAGATGTCATCCATATAGGCTTTGACTAAGCCATCTGTTGCCGATGCCAACGTCGTCCGTATCCAATCTCCAAAACTGTCAACCCGAGGAATTTTGGACAGCGCAGGCATCTTGCCAGTCTTGACCAACACTGGGGCAGTTCGGTTGAGGCGGGGGGTAATCTCCCGCAGTCCATCGGTCATTTCTGCCTCGGCAATCTTTCCGGCGTTGAAATCATCGACCAAATCCCCCATGCGCCCAAGTCGGTCAATGAGGTCATCCGAGTTCTTGGCGCCCCCCGCCACGTCGTTGAAAAGAATGATAGCCGCCCGCTCGATTTTGTACCCAACCGACCGAGTTGCCGACTTCATTACCGACCGCATGATGCTGCCGACAATCGGGGTCTTCAGTCCAACTTCCTTGGCTACAATCCCCAATGCCTTGGCGGGGGTCACAAGAAGGAAATCAAAAACTTTAGCCGGGACAAAATTCAGCAAGTCGAATACCATCTCCCCCGCCAACTCCGTTCCCGCCGAAACAAAGCGATCTCGAATCTGCACAATCTCGTAGCGGGTAAGTGGCCGGCCACGCTGCAACTCCGCCCAGGCAACCGCCCGCAGGAATTTTTCCTGTTGATCCTCCCCCTCCAACTGCCACGTCCAGGCATTGTACGGATTCAACCAATCCCATCCATACAGCCTGTCCAATTCAATGGCCTGGCGGGTCAGATCAAGCGCCCGGTTGAATTGTTCAGCGTTCTCGGCGGCGGTATAAAGAATCCTCGCACTTTGGCGGAGTGCGGCTGCCTGTCCTTCCGCCCTTTTCTGGGCGGCTTTGAAGTCGATTATTAGTTGGTCCAGCTTCCCGGGGGAGGGCGGGATAAGGGCATTTTGGGCCTCAACAATGGCAGCTTTTTCTGGGGCCATCTTTGAAATCCACGCATCCTCGTAATCCTCGCCTTCAATAATGGCCTTGGTCGCCTCCCCGCTTATCATCCACCAGAAATCCAAATCCGCCTTTTGCTTGTCCGTGACAGCCCGCATTTTATCTGCGGCTTCTTCCCCGCCCAGCTTCTCTACACCAAATGCAATTGAATTGAGGAAAAACTTCCCCGCCGCCCACTGCGTTGCGTTGAGAAGCACACCTCCGGTAGCAAATGCCAGCCTGACAATTGGGGCTGTTGTTAGGGACAGCCCCTCTGCTTCGATAAAGATCTCCGCCCCCCAGCGCAGTCCCCAAATCGCTTTTTCCCAAAAGGTCTTCGGCGCCTCTTCCAATCCCCCAAAAGGCGTTGCCGCCTCCAATCCTTCAAAGGTTGTTTCTCCCCCCTCTTTGGGGATGTAATAAACATCCCCGGTTATGGCCCCTGGGATGCCGGTCGCCTCCCAAGCCATTGTCAACGCCCCGGCAAAATTGACCCCTCGCTTTTCTAATTCCTCGTTGGCTTTTCCAAGCGACATAATTCCAGGCACAGCCAACCACCCTATCGCTGTTGCGACGCTCTTAGCCGCCGGAACGATTGTCTCCTGCCAGAAGTCCACAATTGGAGTCGCCCACTCTGGGGTCAGGATGCCCATTATGGGTGTACGATATTGCTCAGGATAAGCTTCTCCCTCTTCGTACCACGCCTCCTCCCCCGGTTTGGGGGGCCCTGCCATGGGAGGCGCCAGGCCCGGGATGCCTGATCTCACAAACTCATAGGCGGCTTGCTTGGCCTCAAGATTAGGTGTGAAGGGGCCAGAAAGCCCCTGCCACAAAGACACGGTGCTGCCTTCCTTGGTAGCTTCTGGGAACATCTTCTTGTAGGCTTCCTGGATCGTCTGCATCGAACCAATCATTCCCCACAAAAACGGGATGGGAGTTGGTTCGATGGTTACTTTCTTCTCCCTGGCGTCCCAATAGGCTGGATATTTGGTCTTCTCCTGAGTTAGCTGGCCGGTTTCTTTGTCCAAATAGACCCGCCCGCCGATCTTGAAATCTGGAACAGTAGATTGAGACTCGACCTTGGACTTGCGGGACTGCTCCAATGCGGCGGCGATGCGCTCTTTGTATTCGCTCGGGCTGGCTGTCTCCCCCGGCGGGGCGGTTGGGGGAGAAGTAGACCCGGGTCCGTAGAGGGCCTCATAGAAACCGGAGAAAACAGACTCTTCGGGCGGGGGAGTCGTAGGTTTTTCGTCCCTATCACCCCCCGCTACAGGCTGTCTTCCGGTATACGGAGAAACAGGCACAGGCACAGCCTATCCTTCCAAAGTCACGATCTCATCTTTCTCTGGATTCGGAGGGATTCCTTTGGTCTGGCCCTCAAGGGCCTTTTTTAGTCTCTGTATCTGATCCTCGGTAAATTCGTGGGCCGAAGTAACGCTTTCTTTCCTTTCTTTTGGGGCGGGGGTTTCTTTCTCAACTACAATGAGATACTGCCCGTTGAGAAAGTCCATCTCCACAAACCTCCACCCTTTCTTCCCCGCAGCCACAATGGAATCTTTTAGGTCCCCAAAACGCTTGGCGAATAGAACATCATACTCAGGCATCATTTACTCCTTATTGAAAAGATGGATTGGGGGTTCCGTAAATCGGTTCCCCGTTCGGTCCAATATAGGTTGGCATCAACGCCCCCTGCGAGAAGAAAGGCTGGGTTAGCATCCGGGCGAGTTCCTGGTAGACCGCCAGATCCCCCGAGGCGGCCTGCCCCAGGAGTGGGTCGAGAGCGGCCAGCATACTCTCGTATTGGAAGTTGGTCTGCCCCTCCCCCGTCAGCCCACCGAAGTCCTTCATTACGTCCATGAGCTGCTGTAAGAACTGCACCCCCGGGCCCGTCGTTCCTCCAGCGGCGCCGGCGGCCTGCTGGAAATTCGCCAAGGCGCCAAGCACTTGAGCAGCATAGTTGGCCGAGGTATAGTAATCTTGCATCTCCGTCGTCACTTCCGGGGGGACGGGGAAGTTCGTGTACTGCGGGTTGTATCCCGAGAATGGATCCGGGAAGTTAGTATAGAGATATTCTGAAATCGTCCGCTGGTCCTCGGGCGAGAGGAAAGGCAGCAGGCTGTTCATCAAAGCTGCATATTCCGTCTCCGGCGTCCACTGCCCGGGCAACATGGCGTTCCACCACTCTGGCGGGGTCACACTGGGCATCAGGTCATAAGCATCCGAAGTCCAGTCGGTAGCTCCATGGGCATTGCCTCCCCCTCCGGCTCCCCCGCCTCCGCCAAGGTCGAACTGGTCCCCATATTTGGCAATTACCCGCCCGGGGTTCTTGACCCCCATCTTTTCCAAAATGTCGTAAGGATCGTAACCTGCATCCAAAATGCCCTGGATGCCTCCCTGTTTATAGAGCTGATTGAGATCCTTGACCCATGCCCCCCGCCGGGCGGCATGTTTGGCAATCTGGGCCTTTCCCTCCGGGGTGTCCTCCCACTTAGGCTTTTCCTCTTGGGCGGGTGGGGGCTTATACTCCCCTCCAGACTCAGCCTGAGCATAATTCTGCCACTGTTGATACCATTCAGGGCTTCCGATTTCAGGAACGTTTACATTAGGGCTTGGCATTTTCCACCCTCCTCATTTCCATTTCCTTCACGTAGTCGATGGTCCCCTTCAGGCCCAATTCGGCCACCAAATTCCACAAATCTACTTCGTCAATTTTCAAGTAGTCAGACAGCATGGGGTCTATCACGTCCCCGCTTCCGGCCCGGGCAGAATCGAAGACCCCTCCAACTACTTTATCCAGTCTATCCATGGCGCCCTGCATCGGGTCGGTCATAACGTCCCCTGCATGGTCGGGGCTTCGGCAGACATGCCCGCCAATTGGCTCAGTAAGTCTCCCCCCGGCGGGGTAGCCGGGTTCTGCCCCTGTCCGGTCGGGGATTGAAGGCCAAGAGGCTGTTCGGCGCCGGGGGGTCCGGGGGGCCGCCCGGGGGTTCCCATGACGCCTCCACGCTGCAACTGCTCAAGGAGAATGTTGGCATCTTCATCCCCCGTCGAAGCCAGCCGGCGAAGATGTTTCATAATGTTGTATTGGACAAGCACCGGGTTGTGTTCCAACGCCTCTTGGAGGCGGCGGGTCTTTTCATCATCCGGGTTCTCGACATCGTAGTAGTCTTCCATCAAACGATGCTCAGAGAGAATACCCCGGGCTTGGGTCGCCATGGCGTGTTTCCTGACCTTCTCATTGGGAAACTCCGGCTTGATTTCTGCAATGACTCCGTAGAGATTAGCCTTTTCCCCAGAAATGTGTTCGGAGAAAAACTGCCCCTTCGTCCGCCCATACACTCGAACGAAGGCATCCGAAGCAAACTTTTCGGTCAAATCCAAAACCTTCTTCGCCCAGATCCTCCAGAGAAGCTGGAGGTGTTGCACCGGCTGGTTGAGCCGGATGCGGTTCTGATCCCCCATCTGAGAAAGGGCATAGCCGGTCATGCCCCCTTGCGTCCCGAACATTACATCCGAAAAACCGGATTGCTGGATGCGCCCACTCAAAAAGCCAAGTTGCTCATTCAGGTCAGGAGGATTACCCGGCCACTGCGGGTACACAATCGAATCCCCCGGGTGGAGGGTATGCGCTTTCCCAATGCCGGGGTCAAGCTGCAAATCCCTCCCCTCTTGTGCCGGGATATAGAACAAATCCAATTCAGAAAAGACATCAATCTGCCGTTGGCGGCGGTTGATGGTTCGGGAAAGAAGGTCTACCGAACTCTCCAAGGGCCGAATAATGCTTTGCCCCCACCCCTTTGCGTCGTCTCGATTTACCGGCTTGAAGAATTGGATGGAGTAGGGGATGGCATCGTAATCCCTCATGGGCCTGTACTCGAAGCCTTTTATGAACTCACCGTTGAAGAGTACAGCGTTGTAAACTACGATTTGATCTGGAGCGGTCTCCTGTTCGCCCCCCAAGAGGCGCTGGAAGAACGAACCCCCCTCCTCCGGCTCCTCGGCAATTTCCCAGAAATCCGTCAGCTCCCCCATCATCGCTCGCTTCCGGTGGTCCTCAATTCCCTTGTGCTGTTCGAGAGTAACTCCAAACTGATGCTCAACATCCCATACAGATTTCTTGACAACTCGGATGACAGTCTGCCAGCGATGCGGCCCCCCAGGAGAAGCATATATCTGCACAGGGTCAATAACTTCCAAGGTCAGCGGGGGCTCTATGAAACCCCCGACGGCTTCGACTCCCTGTGCGTTTTCTCTGGAAGGTTTCTGAAAGGTCGTCCGATAACGGGCATGTAACTTCGGATCCCACACCGAATACAAAACTGCCGCCCCGTCCCGCACGATGTTCAACGTGCTTTCATAGGCAATGTCGTATTCGTTGCGCTCGGAATTGATCTGGATGAGGGCAGAGAGATACTTCTCAATGTTGCTGGTTTCCTGCTCCTCCCGCAAATCTGGCTCCCACCCGTAAGCCCTGAAACCAATTGGGTTCGCCAGGAGGATGCCCACCGCCGTGTCTACAACATTGGCATAGGTCGGGTCTTCGTAACGGACCTCCCCCTTGCGCCTTTGACCATCATAATGCTTGAAGTCATAGAGCTTGCGATAGTGCTTGATGCCGCCATGCCAGCCCTCACTGTCCTTCCGGGCCGCCGAGATGCGGCCCAGCACGTAAGTTTTATCCCGATAACTATCAGCCATGTTCTAGTCCTGGAGCGGGAAGGGCAACCAGGATTGGTCGTCCTCCCGCCATGCAGAAGAGTCAGAGAAATTCGACGGTATGCGAATGGGCTTCACAACATCAACCCCGCCGGAATCAAGAGAGGCTTTGCAGGCCATCGCTGCGGCAATCGCGTAGTCGATTGGATGCTTCCGTTTCTGTTTGTCCTTGACAATACGAAATCCCCTCCCCGTCTCCTGTGCAACCGCCATCTGAATGTGGCGGCGGGCATCTTCCCCAGGGAAGGTCTTGTAGGCTCCCTTCTGGAGCAAATCATAAAACGCCTGGCTTGCAGCAATCATGTTGCCGGGGGATTGGACATACTGCTCCATCGGTATCCCCTCTTTGACCAAGCTGGACATCGTTTCGTGCATGTGGGTCGGATCGTACACGACCTTCTGCACGTTGAAGTCATTATACACGGATTTCACAAATTCTCCAACGGTATCCTGGAGGCTAAAAATCTCCCCCGTAGTCGGCTGCCAAATCTTGCGGAATATCTCGACGACGACTCCCTCGGCGGCATCGTAGCAAACCCCAACGACTGCCGTGCTGTCCTTCTTTACTGCGGCATCAATGCCAATGAACACCGGATACTGGCGATAAGGATGATCGTTCCAAAGAATTGCATCTTTCTCATACGCCTTCGCCGCCAAGTCCCACCACTCAATTGGGATGAAGATTTCGTGAGACGTTACCCACTGATTCTCATGGAAGCGCAGGTAAGCCGATGGGCGGTTGCGGGCCAGTTCGTCATCCAGATACTCCTGGGTTTGCCAGGGCATCCGGTTCTCATGGTCCCAAAAAGTAAACAGCTTCCCATTCTTCCAACAGGGCAGCCCCTCCAGTTCGGGGATGGGCTCCCCCTGCCCATCTTTGTGTTCGTCCTTTCCTACGCCCTGCAAGTACAAATCCCACAGCAATTTGGAATCGTTCTCATATCCGGCGTAGGTAGCGATGAATTGGAGACTGACCGGCACGGTCGGGATGGGGGTCAGTTCATCCCACATCTTGCGGTCGGCCTCTGTCTCCCGCCCCCACAACTCATCCCACACAACGAGAGCATGTCTGGACCCGGCGGCGGAGCGATAGTTCTGGGCGAGGATGCCGATGAGCGTCCCGTTCGGATATTTGATCCCCCACTGTGTTACCTTGGCATCTTCTTCCTCCCCCTCCTTGTTCAAATAGACCCGCCCCGAGTGGTCAATGTGATATTTCAAGTCCTTGCCGACCCGCCCCTCTCCCTGCTCCTGGGTGTTAGCACAAACGAAAATCTCGGAGGCCGGCGGGAGTTCCTCTGCACACCACTGAGCAACCGCCGCAGCCAGGGTAGATTTCCCAGATTTTTTCGTGGTGCTGAAGAGCAGAGTCGTATAGGGAAACTTCCCCTCGGCGTCGGGGGTCAGACAATACTCGAAGATGGCCCGCTGTTCAGGAAAGAGTTTCAACCACCCCGCCCCCACCCACTCTTTCTTTTCTATATCCCAGGTCTCGGAAACCCAGAAACCCGCGTTGTCGATCCAATCAACAAAGGGCCTCAAAATCTATTCTCCCCGCCCACCCAAAGAAAGGATTACTTTATTCGATGCATCTTCCCACCCAAAACGACCTCGGGCTTTTTTGTCTTATTGGGGTCGTTCAAGATTTCTACTGCCCGCTCCAGTGTTCTCAAATCGTCCTCATAAGTATCTGTACATTGAAGCGTAATGAACAAGCCACCAAACCAAAACCCCATATCAAGCGGGTCATCTCCCGCTTCGCTCCCTCCGTGAGATCCGATGCCTCTGGCAAAAATCACAATTCCTGCCCCCCGCACCCCTTCATTCTCATCGCAAGCCGGGCGGCAGACGCCAGGCTCTTATCGTCGCTCTTGGCTTTCTGTGCCAGCCAGCCGCAGGGGATTTTCCCACCCTTCAATACCCCCTCCTTCTTGGCAAGTTCCTCAAGCCGCCCCGGGCGTTTTACCGCCCCCTGTATCCACTTCCTCTTTTTCATCGCCATGGCTATTATCTTCCTCTCTATGGGGCGCATCATAAAGACCAAATTCGGATGGGGTTTCCACGGCAGACTTGAGCTTCTCCACTACCCGAAAAAAGACATCCAGCGGGTTTTCTCCCAACTCAACCGGCTCCCACTTTCCGCAAAAGTTTCCGTCCACTTTTATTTTCACCCCCACAGTTTCTTTGTGGGGGTTGGTCGGGGGATACCTCTTATGGATAACCTCAATAATGGGCGGGTCCACAAACCATCCCGAACTAATTTCCTGTTCCATTTAGATGCTCCTTTTCTTCATTGCCATGACTATCCTCCCCGGCCTCAAATTCTGGAATCTGATCCAATTCCCACTCTTGATGCACCGCGGGTTTGCTTACATCTGTCGTTGTTCTAACTACAACAGAGAGGAGAGGTATGCCATACCCCTCCGGCTGGTCCTTTAGTTGAGGATGAGTAAACGTAATCTCGACTGGAAAATGAGTTGTGTCTCTGTTTATTTTTATGTCCAAAAGTTCCGCCCCTTTTGGCATCCCCAATAATTCCCGAATCAAGTCTGTCGAAACCCAAAATTTAGCGGCCTTCATCTCAATGCCTCCTCTAAACTTACCCGAGGAAAAACGTCGCACCTGCTGAATGTGCTGGCGTTGACGACTTGCCTCCCCGCCGCCGTGTATGCTTCCAGGGCCATGCGGTAGGCTTCTTCGGACCTCCCCAGGTTCGGCGTCTCCCACGTGGACCCCACCGGAAAGTATTCGCTATGGAAGTGGTCGGTATCGGGTCCTTTGCTCTCAATCGGAGTGTTCGTAGGATGACCCTCCGCCCGGGGGTAGTGATGGTCCATCCCCACCATTATAACATCTGAAAATCCCATGTAGTAGGCAATCTGGAGGGCGACGAAGGAAACCGTGTGACCTTGGTAAATTGGCCGATCGATGTCTGTGCTGAAAAACCTCTCCTCCGGCGGCCCAAAAAGCAATCCGTAGACGTGGGGGTGCCAGAACTCATCAAGGCCATGGGGAATGAAAGTCGGAATCACATCCCATGCCCCGTCCCCCAAAAAATGATAGTCAACAATTTTTTCTCCCCATTGATGCAACACATTCAGATTGACAGCAACCTGATACGTCATTGGCAGCTTGTTCTTCATGTATCCACGGTTCAATCCGAAGACAATCTCCCCCCGCAGGAGATCCATGTCTACGTCGTTCAGGCTTGGCCCGTTGCAGGCAATGACACATCGCTGTCCTTTGTGCAAGTCCTTGAACCCCGCCGGCGTCCATTTCATGTAGTCAACCATCCCCCGCTCGAAGATGTCGTTTCTTTCTTTCAAGTCGAAATGTTCCGCCGAGGCCAACACCCTTCCGTGCCGGGTCGTCCGGCCAGCAAAGGGGCGCACGTTCAATTCCTCCCCCGGCCCGCCCTCCCACTTCTCCTCGTAATATCGGCGGTTTAGAGGGAAATAACGGCGGTGCATGTCCCCGGTCTCGGTTTTGATGGTTGTACTCTCGAAGTGAAAATACTGAGCCATAGGGACCTCGGCGAACTTGCACCCCGCCAGCCTCCCCCGCCGCACGTAGTCAACGTCCTCATAGTAGGCCGGGAAGAAGGCGGGGTCAACGTACCCAACCTTGTCGAAGTAAGACTTTCTTATCAGGGCAAAGTTGTGGAAGCCATTGATGTAAGTAATCTCTTTGACCTTCCCCCACAGCGAAGAATTTCTCTTCACATCTTCCCAATGTGCCAGATGTTCCTTGAAGTAATATGGTTCCCACCCAACCCCCCCAACATTCAGAACTCCATCGGGATTTATCATGCTCGATCTGTGGGGATACTTGTCTTTGAACCATACAGACTTCGTTTCTGTTCCAGAAAAATAATCGAAGTCCGGGTAAGCCGCCGCCACATAGAGCAACTCGTCAACTGCGTCAGGATAGGCAATGCAATCATTCCCCACGATCAGGAGTTTATCTGCCCCCGCCATCTTGAACACATACTGCATAATATCGTTTATGCCCCAGGGGAAGCCGAGGTTGGTTGGATGTCTCTTCAAAATAATAATTGAATCCCCCTCCTCGTTTTCTTCTGGGATGCCGTCTAAATAAGAAACCGTTTCTTCATCCCCCGGCTTCCCAACCACAACCACAAACTCGGCGGGGGGAGACGCTGTCTCCATCAACGACTGTATCGCCATCCTCGTGTAAGGCAGATTTCCAAACGTAACCATGCCGATGTAGAGTTTATCCATCGCCCAACTCCAACACATCTACCCCCTGCCCACATTCAGCCTCCCATTGAGATGCAATCTCTACTGCTCTTTTGGCGTCGGCCCCCGCCGTCAGGGCGCCGATGGCAACATCCTGCCCACTTCCCATAGCATAAAAATCTTGCTCAACTTCAAAAGGGATGGGCCGTGTCTCGTATTTCCAAATCCTCCCGGGCGGCTCGATAACTAAAAGGTGGGACATGGTATTCGGATCTTCTTGAAATTTCGGCCACTTGTCTTCCTTCTCTTCCCCATCGAACCATCGGAACAGTTCTTGAACCTGGTCAGTATTCCCAACAACTCCAACAAGATGCCCTCTGATTTTCTTTATCTTTGTGACCGTAAAGACGGTTCCACCAATGGTTGACTGTTTGTCCGCCGCCAAAGTTTTTCCGTCCCACACAATTACACTCATAGCACTGCCTCCGAAGAAATCATTTCTTCAACACCGCATGGTAGATACAGAGATTGAAGACCGGATGGTGCAAGGCATTTTCCTTACTGCCCCAGTAGTTTTCTTCCTGATGTTTCAGTTTGGCATCCATAGCTGCCCGGTGAAAGTCGAGGATGTCAACCCCCGGCGCCCCGAGGGGTTTATCCATCTCATATTGTACATCGAAGGTCAGAACGGCAATGCCTCCCGTCTTGAGCCACTGGGCGAAATTTTTCAGAACCATTCCAATTCTGTCAACCTCCGGTAGGACATTGATGCAGAAGATGGCATCAAAATAATCAAAGATGTCCGACCCCGGGCCGGCCAGATCGGCGTCGGTAAAGCTGAGGTTCTGGGGCCAGTTCTTTACGTCCTCGGGCTCCTTCGTATCTACCGCAATGCCCTCCCGGCATTTGTCTGCCAAGACGTAGCGGAAGGGGCTGAAGACCTGCCCCGTCCCCGCATCCATAACCGTCATGTGCGGCCTCGCCCACTGGATTGCCCATGGGTATTCATAGTGCCTGCTCCACCACCCCGCCGGGAGGTTGTGTCCCTCCCACTTTCTGGTGTGGGGGTCGTCTACATGGAAGAAATCACTTATGTTCATTCAACGTCTCCAATACACAGGTAATGCCACTTATGTGAACTGCATCTGCAATCTGATATTCCCCCCACGCCGCTGTCATACAAGCATCTCTTACCGCTGAGTGCAAGGTGTCATAGTTGTCAACAACAATATATCTCGCCCCGGCATACCTGCAAATCTCAATATCCTTCCATGGAGCCTTTCCATCATGATCTCCATCAACGTAGGCAGAAACGAACTTCTTGTCCCCCAGCGGCCATGGGATTGACTTCTTCGCCACTGGCACAACCCTATCCAAAACACCGAAGGTAGTACAGTTCTTCAGAAAGGTTTCAGCAACAACTGGGACCCCGCTTCCGTCCATCCGTCCGGGCCCATAGTATCCGTCGAAGGGATCGATGCAGTAAACATCCCCGCCTAGGTTGAAGTGCTTCTTGACCAAGGCGACCTGGATGGCCGACGCCCCATACAATGTTCCAATCTCAACATGGTCTCCATCCCCCGCCCGGAAGACGGCCTCGGACAGAACCCCCATGTCATGTCTAAGTCCAGCAATTCTTCCCAATATCCCGCCGTCTCTGATTGTCTGGGCAATCTCTATCCCCATCTTGTATCCCTCCCCCAAATGAAACATCTCTTCTGGCCTACCGTCCACTGCCTTCTCTCCTTATAATCGTGTCGATAATGTTCGCCCACGTATGATAGTAGTTGTATTCTTCCTTGATTCGCTTCTGTATCTTTTCGATGTATGGGACCTGCGCCGCCGGGTTTTCCAGAAAGAACCTGGACTTCTCGATGTACTCCCCCGGGTCGGTTTCACATACGACATCCTTCTCATCGAAAAATTCGTAAACCCCCTCCGAGTCTACGACCCCGAACCGCCCGGCGGTAAATACCGACCAGAAACGGTCCTGGACCCCCCGCTCGGCTCTCCAGCTTGGAGCATTGATAATCGGGCACAGCGTTGACATCTGGAGCATCTGCTTGTGTTCCTGATTGGAAACGACCCCCCGGGCGGTCCCCCGCCCCGCCAACAAGTACAAAGACCCGCGCAGAAGCGGCCTGACGTAATCAATGAAAGACTCGATGTTCCCCCGCCCCTCCTGCCCCCACACCGATCCCACAAAGCAAACGTCGTAAGCCAGCCCGCCCATCTTTGGGGCGGCGTTGACAATCTCGTTCCAGGTAAACAGGCTCGACCCCCAGGGGATCCAGAACAGCCGCTTTCCCAGCTTCTTGCAAATTCTCTTCTTTTCAGGAAACAGGTCTACGTTCGTCCGACATCCAAAAGCGTAAATGTTCTTCCCCCCGTCGAGAAGCCGCTCGACCATCTGATACGTCGGCCACGTCCAAGTTTTGAAGAACCCGAGCGGGTCGTCCCCCCAACTTACCCCATCGTCCCCCCGCCCGAGGGAAGTTACCTTCTGCAAAATGACATCCCCCGGCTGATAGACGCCCGCCTCGATAATGTCCTGGGCGTTGGGTTTGTTCCAGCAGATGAAAATGCGAGGATGTCCCTGACCCCTGCGGCAGTCCTCCAATTCCTTCCATTCGACCGTGTACCCCAGATCTTTCAGGACCTTGGCGAACATCCCCCACGGCCAGTAGTTCGTGTGAATGGGATTGGTGCTGGTGTATCCCAGCAAGACAACCCGGAAACTGCTGCGTGTCAAACTTTCCTCAACTCTCTTTGCGAGCGACATCGACTCTTACCCCATCTCCACTCTTGACGGTAGATACGATCCCATCCCCAACCGGATGGAGAATCAAATACGGCAGCACATCCTCGGGGAGGCTGTACACCGTCCGCTTTCCTAGCCCGGCGTCTTCGACAAGGGCCTCCCGAACCTCTGCATCATCCCTCCGCTCTTCGTAGCTGCGAAGCAGATACTTGTAGTGCAGGATGGCGAAGGGGGTTGTCGGCAATCTGGAATGGTCAAAGCCCGGGTGTGCATGGGGGGCATCCGGCCAGGTTCCAATCTTGTCCCATCTCGATAAACGCATGTGACGGTCGGCCCAGAAAGGCGGGGAGGTAATAAAGTGTTCATCGTCCCCCCACAGCGCCGCCGTTGGGATCAGCCAATTGTCATTTGCCTCATACTTCCTCTCTTTCATCCACTCCCACCCCGCCGGGGTCAACCCTTCGTCATCATCCAGTCTGAATATCCATTCCCCCTTGCATTTGTCGATGACGTACTGCAACACACTCTCGACGTATCCTTTCGATTTTACAAATATGATTCGGCTGGAAAGCCCTGACAAAGCTGAGTAGCGAGCGATGTCATCAGCCTTCTCGAAATCCGGCTCCCAATCCAGCCCAAGAACAAACTCCCCGCCCATCTCCACGGCGGCCTGGGACATTTGCTCCAGAAGCGGGAGCAACTGCGGGTCAGCCCGGGTTATGCACACAATGGAAATGGGAATGTCCCGCTTCTCCCGGGCGGCCTCTTCTTCTGAGGCAAATAAGTCGATGCTCCCCCCGCAGTGGGGGCAAGAAAGGCTTACTTTATTGTTCATCTCCACTCCGGTTCGACATAATCATTCTCCATCATTTTCCTCCAGTCGGGTCCGTACTTCCGTGTCAATACTTTGTTCATGTTGTCTGCCGCCCTCCGCCGGCGGTCCTCTGCGCTCATCCCCATGCGCCCGAGAGTGTAGCCTATATCGGTTTCTTTGTGAATGAGAACCCCGTCGTGTACCCACAGCGACTTTCCCTGCTTGCGAGCGAGATAGCAGGTCTCCAAATCAACCCCCCACCCGTACTCCAGCCGGCGGTCGAAGCGGCCAATCGAGTTGAACCAATCCGCCCGCCACAATGCGGCGATATTGTCGATCATCCAGGTTTGTCTACAAGCCCACAGCCCGTCGGAAGCCTCCCTTGCATAAAGATGCTTCCAATGAGTCGTGCTGTACCTGTCTAATCCCGGATGTATCCCAACAATGTCATCGTTCGCCAACATTACTTCCACAAGTTCGGTCAATACATCTGCATATAGAGGCTGCTTGGGAAACTCCGCACTCGTTATCATTACCCAATAAGCGAAGTATTTGAACCCCCTGCGGGCCTCGGCCCGGTCTGCCGCCTCGAACCCCGCCGACCATCCTCCAACCGTTTGGAGATTGGCTGAAAGCCGAACCGTCGTGTGCTTGGCAGGGGGCATGATGTCCGAGCCGTTGTCTACAAGATAGATGTCGTTGGGCCAATAGCAAAATTCCTGAATGTATTCGACCAAGGCATCGGCCCTCTCCGGCATGTTGAAATTGGTAATGATGATTGCGACCCGGGGGAGATTTGACCTCCCATCTTCCGTTCTCCACGGAAGTCCCAACACCTGAGCCTCTGGGATTATTTCTTCACTTATGAGGACCATTTTCTACTCATCCTCCAAATCGGCGAGGGCCTCAGCCACCATTTTTTCCGTTAGTTTCTGGTGGTCCTTCTTGTATTCCTGTTCGGTGGGAGCAGATGTAAAATACTTCCCGCCTGTCCGTTCTTGGTACTCCCAATTGAATTGAACTTTTTTCAGCACTTTGTTCTGCTCCCTTACTTTGGCGATAAGGGCGGGAAATGCAATCTCTATTCTGTCCCATGTAGCTTCCCACTCCTCAAATGGCATGGGGGAACTAGTAGGGTCAATCAGTTCCTTCCAGTCGCACTCAATCTCTTTTAGGTTCAGTTTTGCCATTTTCTGCTCCTAAGATATTCATCCCATCCCCCCGCCACGTTGTTGAAGTCATACGGTAGCGCCCCCCGCCGGGCAGCTTCCCTGCGGTAGTTCCATTCTTCCTCATTCTGCCACGACCTGTAAGCCGATGTCAAAGCCTGATAAATCGGCTTGACCCCCGGGCGCCGAGTCCACGACCTGTGCGGCCCCCAGTCCCTCGAACTTGGAAGCAGCCATCCCCCCGCCTCCTTGACCAATTCAGTCATCGGCCCCCAATTGGTCGCAATCACAGGAACCCCACATGCCTGGGCCTCGACGATGGGCAGTCCAAAGCCCTCCCGGTCGGATGGGAAGAGCAGCACGTCGCTGGTCTGATAAATCTGTAACATGACGCCCTCAGGCAAGCCCAACTTGTACTGCGCCTGATCCGCCCAATAAATCCCCCCGCCGCCAACCTCCTCGACCAACGAACGGATGCTGATGCCCCCCTCCCATTCATCGTCTCCGGTGTGAAGGTACAAGGCGGTGTTTGGATGCTGGGCATGAAAAGGAGCAAAGGCTTCGATGGCCTGCACAAAGCCTTTGCGGGCGGGGACGGTGTTGTTCCTGCCAACCATCGTCACAAGAAAAACGTCGTCGGGGATGTCGTGCAGACCCGCCCGGGCGGCAGAGCGGTCTCCAGGAACGTAGAAATCTGTTGGGATGCCAAGAGGGATGTACGCAGGCTCGAAGCCCGCACGTTTCAGCGATCTCTCTCCCCAGCGAGAACAAGCGACGATGCCATCGGCTTCAAGTAGGCGCCGCACTGCCAAAAAGTCTAGCGGCAGGCTGTCTACAATCGCCCAGGAAACCCATGGAACTTCGATGTCCTTGGGGAAAGTCAGCGCCCACGGGTCATATAAACTAATAACTAGGTCAGGCTTGAAATCCTCGACCGCCGCCCATACCAGATCGTCTCCCGCCTTCGTCCGTCGTCCGGCGGGATAGATCGACATCCCCTTCCCGACCATGCGCATCGTCCCCACCCCGACGTTGGCGGCGAAGGCGACCTCGTAGCCGAGCGGGGGGAGGTAACGCTGGATGTACTTCATCTGCGTACCATACCCCGTCGGCTCGGCGGGGGAGTTGGAAAAGAAGAGCAGCCTCATCCTTGCAATTCTGCGATGGTCTGCTTCAGTTCGGAAATCTCCAGCCACAGGGCTTCAATGTCCGCCCGGGCAGCTTCTCGAACATTCGATACCTCTCCCGCCAAACTCTTGGAGATGTCCGAGAGCATCTTCTTCAAGTCCCCGTCGTAATGCTTGATGGCCTCATCAACATCTTCATCCCCGTTCAGGAACCACCCATTTTCGTCGGAGTAGACAAAGACCCCATGATTGACAACATCCTCTTTACCGCACCCATAGTCCTCTACCCTATCCAACGCCAGCCCCTCAACCGTTTTTTCAATCCTGACTTTCATCTTGTTCTCCTTTTTCTTCCTGTTCGATTTCCTCTACGATTATGCTTCTTATCCGACAAGGAGCAATAAGGATGTTTTCGTCCCACCACCCCCTCCGCATGGCCTCCTCTGCCTCCTTCCTTGCTGATGCCAACGTATGAAACATCCTGGTTGACCGGGATCCCCCCACCGCCCCCGGCCCACCGTCTATAAGAACTACCAAGTCATACCTTGGGACTGTCATCTTCTTTCTTCCTTTCCTTTCCACAATGCGGGCAGGGAGTTACCCACAAATATTCCAAAACCCTCCCGCCGCAAAGATGTGACCACAGCTTCGTCGGGCGGGGAGGCTTGACAGATTTCTCCATTGATGTATACTCTTCCATAGCGCCCACCGCTACGCGGCCCTCAAGACCCTATAAAAGACCTTCCAGGTCCACGGCTTGAGGGTCGTTTGCTTTTCTGGCCCGGGGGCCCATGCCATCATCTTACACTTTTCATTCAATTTTGTCAAGGGGGAACACAAAGAAAGCCTTACTTACATTATTTTTTCACGTAGCCACAAGATCCCCCGCCCGAGGTCATCCTGCGGGGGGTTCTCACATTGGACCCGGAACTTCCCATCGATCTCATCAATCCAATAAGAATACTTCTGGGTATTGGTTTTCTGGATAAGGCGTTCAAAATATCCCTCCGGCGGGAGGCTCCTCATCCGACCCAAATCAATATCGAGGATAAAGGTGTTCATCGGATGCCAAACTTCTCCAGTTCCTTGCGGAGTTCCTTCCCGTTCGGCGGGCGCCCCAGCTTCTCAGCCAATAGGTTCTTCGTCGTGCGAATTAGTTTCTGTCTCTTCGTGCGGCGGGGTCGGTTTCTCATCGCATCTCCTTATCAATCGCCTACGCAACCTTACGATTTCTTCTTTAGCCTGCCAAACTCTGAGCGTGCCCAACCTCGCCAATTGATACTTCTCCTTGTCTGTGAGTTTTCTGGCACGTTGATCAATGACAGGTTTCCTTATTTCCTCAATCTTGCCCTCGCCACTTACAATCAGGATGCCTGCGATTTCTGGAACAAAGTCGATGTGAGGTCTCAGTTTCTCTGGCATCGCAAACCAGAGCTTTCTAATTTTGCCGCCCCCATAGAATAGCCATTTGCGCTTTTCTTGGTCACGAATAAGGTCATGCTTTCTTACTTTGATTTCGACCTCATATAAATAATCAGATGCTGTCATTACGGCCAAGTCTAGTTCCCAGGAAAACCCCAGCCCCCAGCCAATATTGGGTACGACGAGGTGTGTGCGAATACCAAACCACCTAGCAATCTTGGGTTCAATTTCGTAGACGGTCTCGAAATTCAATTATCGTCCTCCTGCGCGGCTTTGACGGCGGGGGCGGTTTCTCATCGTTTTCCCCTCACAACCAAAGTGACATTCCTGGGAACCCCCTTGCTAACCGGTTCCCCCTTCGCCCAAGAAAGGATTTCTTCGACCGCCGCCGGGGGGATGTATCCGGTTACTGTATCTTCCCCGGCGAGGTACTGCCAGGTCGATTCCCTGCCGAGAATGATCTGGAAGGCATCCTCGCCAAGGGGGATTTTCAACACGAGTGTGCCGTCAGGCCGGCGGCGGGCAGTTACAGACATTTATTTCTCCTAAAGGGGAAGGAATCCCCAATCTTGAAGCCAGCACCAAAACCTTACTGCCCCCTCGCCGAGGCCGGCTACCCACTGTGGGACTTCGTTGATGATCTCGTAGATTTCCAGGCCATCCTCCTGCCACTCGCGGGCCCGGCGGGGGTCGGCGCGCAGGGGGAAACTCCACTCCCGTTTTCGTCCTCGTATGTCAAGAGCATAAAGTTTTTTGGGCATAGGATTATTTTACACCAGAATGGGCCGCCCCGCGGCGGGGGTCTAATTCCAGGTATCTATGGTTTTTCCATCGTCATTCATCAAAAAAACGTTGGCGCCGGGAAAGACCAAAATGCTTGCTGTGGGCCTGGAGAGTTCTTTCAGATCAATTGACCTTACCCGAACGTCGATCTTCGTGTCGTCAGTCGGCGGGGGGTCTCCGGCGGGAAGATTTACGTCTTCGTACCCAATCGCCCAGTCCCCAAATTCCATCAGCCTGTTTAGATGTCCCATGGTCTCGATGCGGATATAGGACAGCTTGGCGATGGGGGTCTCGAACATATAGATTCTATCGTTGTCGGGGGAAACTACTTTTACGTACATGGCTATCTCCTTTTCTGTCTAACCGCGGCGGGGCGGTAATCCCATTCTACTTTCTTTGGGCGGGGCTGTCAAGAATACACGAGAAGTAGGCACAGTGGAAAATGCCCGACCCAACCGAACCCCAACATAACCACGACAAATACCTACCCCAGCTAATGTATCATCCCGTCCCGTTCCCCCCGCCCCCC